CCCCGTTCGTGGTACTGAAAAGTTTTCTGTGTCTGAACCTCTTGAAGTTCTGGAAATTGGTACAGGCTTTATGATGGTCAAACGTGAAGTTTTCCCCAAGTTCGAAGCAGCATATCCTCAACTGCGTTACAAACCTGATCACGTTGGTCAAGCACACTTTGATGGTTCGCGTTACATTCATGCTTACTTTGATACTATCATTGATAGTGCAGATTCCGCAACTGGTGGTGGCACGGATCGTTATCTGTCTGAAGACTACATGTTCTGTCAACTCTGGCGCAAACTTGGTGGTCAAATCTGGCTCTGCCCTTGGATGCGTACTGACCACATCGGCACTTATCACTTCAAAGGTGACATGCCTGCTGTAGCGAATTTCGTCGGAGAAATGTGATGATTGTTGGCCTTCTTGGATTTATTGGTTCAGGTAAAGGCACGGTTGGTGACATCCTTAAAGACATGGGCTTTACTCCTCTGAGTTTTGCCAAAGGTGTTAAGGATGTTGCCGCTGAAATGTTTGATTGGCCTAGACACCTTCTAGAAGGTGATACGGATGCTTCACGTAAGTGGAGAGAACAACCTGACAAATTTTGGTCTAAAGAATTTGGAAAAGAATTCACACCCAGATACGCATTACAGTTGATGGGTACGGAAGTTGGTCGATCTGTATTTCACGAAGACTTTTGGGTCATTAAAATGAAAAAATACATCATCGAAAACCCAGAACAAAATTTTGTTATTACTGATGTTCGTTTTAGAAATGAAATGCAATTCGTACATGATCAAGGTGGTATTTTAATTGAAATACAAAGAGGCATTAAACCACATTGGTATGGTATTGCAAGTAAAGCAAACCGCGGAGATAAGGCCGCAGAAAACTTCATGTTAAAACAATCCGGTGTACACGAATCCGAGTGGCGTTGGATCGGTGGTTCTATTGATCACAACATTGATAATGAAGGTACATTGGAAGACTTGAAGAAAAATGTCACCAAAAAACTTGAACTTTCCTACGGTTCTAGTATAATTGAAGAATTGCAATAAGGAGTATATTATGAAACTATCGAGCGAAACACTAACAGTGTTGAAAAACTTTGCAGGTATCAATTCCGGCATCGAATTTAAAACAGGCAATAAGATTGCAACCATTTCATCAACCAAAACAGTTCTTGCAAAAGCAACTCTGCCTGATGAATTCCCGCAAGACTTTTGCATCTATGATCTGAATCAATTCTTGTCTGTGTTCTCTCTGAACAAAGATACTGAACTGGATTTTGATACACAACATGTGATCTTTAAATCTGGTCGCAGCAAAACCAAATATCGTACTACTGTAAAGACGATGATCGTTTCTCCGCCAGACAAAGAACTGAAGCTGCCAACAGTTGATGGTGAGTTCCAACTGAAAGACGAAGACTTGGCTCAGGCATTGAAGAATGCTGCTGTTCTCGGATCGTCACACATTGCATTTCAATCTGATGGATCTAAAGTTGTTGTTTCGACATTCGATGCCAAGGATGATTCCGCACACACTAACACAATCGAAATCGGTGATAGTAACAACGGAAAAGTTTTTAAGGCAGTCTTCTTGACAGAAAACTTCAAGATGATTCCTGGCACATACACTGTCGAAATCTCGTCACAAGGGCTTGCTTCATTCAAAAATGAAAAGGGTGATCTGCAATATTGGATCGCCATCGAAGCCAAAGAATCCAAATTCGGAGAATAACATGTTGATTTATTTTACTGATGCAATGTCTAAAAAGTCCATTGCAATTAATCCTGAACACGTTATTGCTGTATTGGAATCTCCAAATAACGAAGAAGTTCCGGGAAATACTGTTGTCAACTTGATTACGGGCACTGTTGCTTTGGAAGAAAAACTGTTGAATGTTGTTGGAATGATTAATGGAGAGCTTCGCAAATGACTAAAGTAAATACACTGTTTGGTTCTTATGATGAAGACCAACTCAAAAAGTTGAAGGGTTATGTCGATGAGATGGTTCTACACATGAACCGCAATCAGTCAAATAACGAAGCGATTAAAGATATCGTTGATGCCGCCAATGATGAGTTGAAAGTTCCTAAAAAGATTATCAAGCGCATGGCAAAAACACAGTTCAAACAATCTTTTCATACAGAACTGGCTGAGTCTAAAGAATTCGAAGCTCTGTTTGAATCGATGTTGGATGTAAAATGAAAGATATACTCACTACAAATGGTTCAACTTTTAAAATACATCAACCACCAGTAGCAGTTGGTTATTGGTGTATTTCACCGAACTTTTTTGTGAGTATGACAAAGAAACCTAATTGGTTTCACAGAAAAATGGTCACTCTTATTTTAGGATGGGAATGGCGCAATGAAATTTAATTATATTATGGAGTATTTGAATGAACGAACACATGTTGTGGGTGGAGAAGTATCGTCCTAAGACTATCGAGGAATGTATTCTTCCTGATGCACTCAAAAAGACATTTCAGGACTTTGTAAATCAGAAGAAGATTCCCAACCTTCTTCTGTCTGGCACCGCAGGTGTCGGTAAAACCACCGTTGCAAGAGCTCTCTGTGAAGAGATTGGATGTGATTACATCATCATCAACGGTTCTGATGAGTCTGGTATCGATGTTCTGCGGAACAAAATCAAGAACTATGCGTCCTCAATGTCCTTATCTGGTGGACGCAAAGTTGTTATTCTAGACGAAGCGGACTATCTAAATCCAAATTCAACGCAACCTGCACTGCGTGGTGCAATCGAAGAGTTTGCTTCTAACTGTTCGTTTATCTTTACTTGCAATTACAAGAATCGGATTATCGATCCAATTCATTCTCGTTGCACAGTAATCGACTTTAAAGCCAATGGCAGCAAAGCCAAGATGGCTGCACAGTTCTTTAAACGTGTTGAAAACATCCTTCAGATTGAAGATATCACTTACGAAAAAGAAGTTGTTGCATCCGTTATCACCAAACACTTTCCAGACAATCGTAGAATTCTGAACGAACTTCAGAGATATGCTGCTGGTGGTACCATCGATAAAGGTATTCTCGCATCGGTTTCTGAAATTCGTATGACAGAACTCACCACTGCACTCAAAGACAAAGACTTTGCATCGTGCCGTAAGTGGGTTACAAACAACCTGGACAATGATCCGACACGCATTTTCAGAAACATCTATGATGGTTTGTATGGTGTTCTAGAAGCAAACTCTGTACCACAGATGGTTGTGATTCTGGCGAAATACCAATATCAAGCCGCATTTGTTGCAGACCATGAGATTAACCTGATCGCATGTCTGACTGAAATCATGGTTGAGTGTCAGTTCAAATGAGCCCGTTCGATTATGTGGATCTGATTCTTCAAAAGAAGAAGGCAGAAGATGAACTGGATTTCAAGGATTACGCACCCTTTATCGTTAATCGGTCTTTGTCATACCACCTAGATTGCGTACTTTATGCCAGTGAGATGAATCTTTGGCCAGGTATCGACAAAGATATGCAATACCAGTATTTTCTAAATAACATTAGACCCATGAAGCGCAAGTTCGCTCCGTGGCAAAAGTCTAAAAAAGATGAGAATATTGATTGTGTAAAAACCTATTTTGGTTATTCGAATCAAAAAGCCAAAGAGGCTTTGCGTATTCTCACCGATGAACAAATCACTGAAATAAGAATAAAAACAGATAAGGGTGGGTGAAATGAATGACGTTAAGAATCTGGTAGAAGTAACTTTAAAAGAAAAAGATGATTTTCTGAAGGTGCGCGAAACACTTACCCGTATCGGTGTAGCATCCAAAAAAGACAAAACTCTTTATCAATCTTGCCACATTTTGCACAAACGTGGGCAGTACTATGTGGTACATTTCAAAGAATTATTTGCTCTAGACGGAAAAGAAACCGATATTACCGACAATGATTTGTCACGTAGAAATGCGATTGTCAACTTGTTGGAAGATTGGGGTCTTTTAAAAATTGTCAACAAAGAGCAAACAAAAACTCCAGAACCTATCTTTCTTTCTCAGGTGAAGATCATTTCACATAAAGAAAAGAATGAGTGGCAACTGGTACCGAAATACAATATCGGTAAACGTTCGAATAATTCTTGACATCCAATATAAATAATTGTATGATCCTAGTCCCATCGGGATGGGAAACTACCATGCCTGTGAAGGGTAGTAAAAGATCCACAGGTGCCAATTCAAGTCTACTGCAATTGCGCTCCCTACTTGCTAGGTGATCAAGCAGTGTGCGAATGGTTTGCCCACCTTAGGGCCTGTTTGATGCTACGGTAAAAGGCGTCCGTGTAATTACACCTCCGACACGCCAGTTCGGACCAGTATAAGGTAAGCTGGATTAACCGCAACGCCTTCGGGGTTGCAATTTTTGTACTCGCTTAATAGGAGAACTATATGACAAATCTCACCTCAAGTCTTTTCGACTTCCACAAATTTGACCCTTTCGCTGTTGGTTACGACAAGATGTTCGATGACCTGCAAGAAATGGCAAAGACTGTGACTAAGAATCTTCCTTCTTATCCTCCTTACAACATTCGCCAAGTCAAAGATAACAAATGGGTTATCGAAATGGCAGTTGCTGGATTTGCAAAATCTGATATTGAAGTTACCATGGAAGGTAACAAACTCGTTATCAAAGGCGCAACACAGGACAGTGAACCTGAAGAAGGTACATTTCTGCATAAAGGCATTGCTACCCGCAATTTCACCCGCGAATTCAAACTTGCGGACAAAATCGAAATTGAAAATGCCGAATTGGCTAATGGCATGTTGAAAATTTGGTTGGAAAATCTGGTAAAAACTCAAGACATGGTAAAGAAAATTTCCATCAAGAGTAAAGATTAAAATGTTTAAAAAATTATTCACATCTTTTTTGGAAGCAATCCAAAAAATTAAAGAACATAAATCTGAACCAGGTATAAGAGGTAGTTAATACCTAAAACCAAATGGAGGGGCTTGACAGCCTCTCCACTTTCGTGTATAATCTTATTATGAAAACGCAAAAAAAATCTATTCTCAAAAAAGTCCGTGTAAAAATCTCACATGAGGAGTTCTACACGTTTTCTGATTGGCCAGCGAAAGAAATCGATGGCGTGGAATTTATTGCCGTGAATAAACGTCTTCCAGCCGGTAATCAAACACAAATGATTCATTGGCTGCGTAAAGACAGCGTAGAATATATCAAATAATATTTGCGCCTGTAGCTCAATGGTTAGAGCAGCGGACTCATAATCCGTTGGTTAGGGGTTCAAGTCCCTTCGGGCGCACCATTTTTAAAAGGGAAAAACATGTCTGTCACACTAAAAAACTTAGAAAGTGCATTGGCTGGAGAGTCGATGGCACATATCAAGTATCGATATTTTGCCAAGATCGCTCGTGAAGAAGGCTTTGAAGATGTTGCAAAACACTTTGAAGAAACTGCAAATCAAGAAATCAAACACGCATGGGGTCACCTGGAACTACTAATCGGTAAACCAAGTACCAAAGAGTGTCTACAAAAGGCAATCGATGGTGAAACTTATGAATACACCGAGATGTATCCTAAATTTGAAGAAGAGGCCGAAAAAGAAGGCAATGATGACGCAATGTTGGAAGCCAAACTTCAGGCGGCCGAATCTAAAGAACACGCAGAACAATTCAAGAAAGTTTTAGAACTTGCGGAGAAACGTTTTGCTGCTCTGGCTAAAGTTGAAAAACGTCACGCAGAAGCTTATTCAAAAGTACTAGGAGGTCTATAATGTCAGAACGTGTATATGTTTGTGTAGTTTGTGGTCATACCCTATCAGAAGCAGATTATTTGAGTCTACCCGATGAAGTTAACTGCCCAGAATGTGGTGTTAGTAAACAAGATTATGTTTTGATGGAATGAAAGAAAAATTTCGTAATGCTTTTATGAAAACGGCCGAGGTGTTTGCAGAACTATCCTCGGCTCGTAGACTGCATGTTGGTGCGATTGTTGTAAAAGATGATCGCATCATTTCAATTGGTTATAATGGCACTCCTTCTGGTTGGGATAAC